CTGCTCCGCACAAGGGTTGAAGCCCATAATGCGAGTGTCCTTATAATCAGGAGCATCCGCAAGACGGCCATAATTACGAGCAACATCAAGCCAGATAAAACCTGGTTCTCCGTTGTCTGCAATTAAATCTACATAATATTCATACTTTGTTCCAACTTCTGCTGCGATTGAGTTATTTGACATCCATGCCCAACCTGGCTTTTCTGGATCATATGAATTTCTTTCTGGGAATACTTCTGGATTCTTTAAATTAATAAAACCATTATCTTCTGGTGTGCCAAGTGCAAGGGTAGCAGAACGACGAACATTTCCTGATACCACGCATGTACCAATAAGATTAATAATATCTACAATTGCACGACTATCTAATTGCTCTCCAGCTCTAGAGCCAATTACATGACGGATACGTGTATGGAGATCAATGAGTGGCTGTGGACCGCTTGCAACGCCTCCAAAGCCCTTAATAGGGGCACCTAGAGGACGGATAAGGTCATAGTTAAATTCCTGAATAGATTGATTTTGACGTAGAAAAGAATTTATCAAAAGACGAACTGATTCTACCCAACCTTCACGAGTGTCAGGGATATCATAAATAGATGATGGTTCTGTTGGAGCATAAATAGGCATCTGCTTATCTTGTCCAAGGGTATCAAAACCTACTCCAATACCCAACATCAATGCATCCATTACCCAGGCAAACAGAGCTCCTGGATCATTACGATCAATATCACGAGTAGAGACCATAGCACAGTTTTGAAGAGAGGCAGAGTTGCGCTTTTCCATAGTCATAGGAGTTCCAAATGCCCAAAGACCACGACCTGGTGGAGTCCACTTTAATTCAAACATTCTCTGAAAGGCTTCTTGTGCTGATTTTTGAGCCTTATTATCATTCCAAGGTAGGCGGTTATCTTTAGCGTGGTTCTTTTGTACTGAATACATACCCTCAATTACACGACGGCAGACTTCATGCCAGCGCTCCTTAGTTCCATCTTCTTTTACACGGGAATAGGTACGAATAAAGGTAATCTCTCCCAATGAATTAGAGCCTGCATCTGAGAATCCAAACGGTGCTGGTATGGTAGAGTACTTATTTACGAAGTCCTCTGATAAACGGAATGAGAATACGCTTTCTGACATTTATGTACCTTTCAAAGTAAAATTGATGAGAGCTTTGCTATTTGCAAAGTAGTGTTAAGTATATCACTATTTACAAAATAAAAACAGGCTCAAATTTGATGAATAAACCTTTACTTTATGGTTACTACTTATAAAAAATTAAAGTGCTTATAATACCATTTTAACATAAAAGTTATTTTTATTGTGGTATAATAAAATCATGTTTACAGATAACCCAAATATAGTCAAGCTTGATGAAAAGATATTTTTATATAAAAACTTTATCCCTCAAGATAAGGTTAAACAGATTAATGAAATTTTAGATGCCCAACAGTCCATGTCCCACTATTTTGAAGAAATTCAATTTGGTGTTACAGAGGCTCAGTTTGACCTTTTCCCTGTTTGGGAAGCTATCTCAGAATTACTATATCCAGAATACGTCATTCATCCTCTTTTAAGCACACTTCATTTTAAAGAAGGCAAAGAGATGCTTCCTCATTGCGACAGTCCTGGAGAAGATCATACAGAGGATCTAACTGTTCCAGATATTTGGTCTACCTGTTGTTTATTGAGTTGGGGAGCAATTGTTTACTTTGGAGATTTTACTGGTGGAGAAGTTTATTATCCAAATCAAAATGTTGAAATTTCTGTACAACCTGGAGATCTAGTAATTCATGGAGCTCTTGCAGATTGCATGCATGGCGTTAAAAAGGTTACTTCTGGAAATAGATATGCTTTTTCAACATTCTCTTTAGCAGCAGACAAAAATCCAGGAACTTTTTATAATTATAAAACACCTGAATATTATGAAGCAATCAAGGATCTTCCTAGTTGGCTTACACCACTAAAGGAAAATGACTTGTCTGTAAAGATACAACTTCCTGGTACAAAATACTAAAATTAATTTACCTTTCTCCAAAATCCTGGAGAAATATATTTTTTCCCTGACTCAATAATGTGAGATATATGAAAGTATGGCTGTTTAGAAGGAAAAATTATTATAGAACCTGCTGATGGCTTTATTTTAATATTTTGTTCTGGAAATTCTATTTCTCCACCAGAATAGTCGTCATTAATATACGCAACAACAGAAATTGTTTCTATCCCATTTTCATCATAAGAATCAACATGTTTTCCCATGGTTGCACCAGTTTCATATTTAGAAATAGATATAGGGGCTAAAGATCCAATATCTACATTAAGTTGTTTTGAATAATCACTAGAACAATCAATAATTGCATTTTCTATATCTATAACTATTGATGAAAGGTCTGGATATAATGGTGAGTAATATTCTGTTTTAATATTATTATTTACCATTTTTTGATAACCAAAAATATAACCATCACCCGAACTCCAAGGTTTCCATGTTGTAATTAAATATTTTTCTTCACTATCCTTATTAATTAAAGATTCACTTTTTTCAATACGATCAATTAATGTATCAACATTTTTAATTGCATTTTCATAATAAAAAATATTTTTATCCAAATAGTTAACCTTAAGATCTTCCATTATTTATCCTGCCACTCTTCTTTTTGTTTTTCTTGTTGCTCTCTAACAACTTTAATTTCTTCTTCCCACTTATCTTTTAATTCTTGAGAATATTCTGCATCTGCATAATCCCAAAATGCCATCATTGTGTGTCTTTCTCCGCTTGTTACTTCTCTAACTCCATGTATATTTTCATGTCCACCAGGAAAAGAAAGAAGCATGCCTTTTTTTGGCTTGATGTCAATATTGTGTTGTGGAAAATAAACTTCTCCTCCACCAAAATCATCATTTAAATATAAAAGTGTAACATACTTATTAATTTCAAAAGCATTTGGAGTTCCATCTAAATCAGAATTGTCTGAATGTGGGTTAGCAAAACCCCCTACACCCCATTTTTGAGCATGTGAAGTATTTGCCCTTAACTTTCTTTCAAAAACTATTTCAACGTGCTCAAGCATTGTTGTTCTCAGCTGTTGTATAAAATCTTCTGATAATCCGTAGTTTAAAAGTATTGGGCTTGTATCTTGCAGTCCTTTTCCAGATGCTCCATAAAAAGCAATGAAATCCCAAGCCTGACCTTCATTATCAAAATATTTTGCAAGACCATCACATTCATCATCTGTTAAAAAATTCTCAACATAAAAAATATCATGCTTAAATTTTTTAACTTCCATTTCTTTTACATTTTTCATTCTTGTTCTCCTAATGTATTTACTTTATGATTTTTGCATATTGGAACACTCATAAAACTATTTTTATAGTAACCATTATTATATCTTATTCTTAGATCTTCATTTTCTGGATATTCCCTGTCAACAGTTGCTGGTTCTGGTGGTAGAATTCCCCAAAATTCTGCAACTTGTGGACAAAAATAGCATGTAATTTTATCTAAATAGTTGTAGATATCATTAATATTATATGGAGCAATATCTTTACTATTTTTTGATATTCTATTAAAGTTGATAGGGTTTTTAACTAAAGAATAGGTAAAATCAAATAAACCAAGTCCATCTACATCATCTTTATTTTTTGCAAACGGAGCTTTTAAATGATCTAAACATATGTCTGGATCTAAGTCACCTCTAACATACACATCAAACTGAACATGCGCTGGTTCTAATTCATCCCAAATTCTTAAAATATAATATCCATTGGTTAAGGCTGCAACCGCAAATAATCCACGATTTCCTTCTTCTTCTATATATATTGCATTTACAGAATGTGGTATTAATTTATCAAAATAGTATTTGTGAACAAGTTTATCATCTCTGTCACAATTATGTTCTTTTTGATATGTTGTTCCAAGCCCAATCAGTAAAAGTTTTGCATGATCAGTATTTTTAATGGGATTAACTGTATATCCATTAATTGTTAGATGACTATGCTCTTCTGGTCTAATAGTCACTTTATTCAAGATCCTTTAAAACTTTGGTCTTGATTCTTTCTTGCATTATGTCATCATACATTTTTGACCACTGATCTTTACCATATTTATTTTGATATTCAATATATTTATCTGATGCTTTATTTGGTAATAAATAAAAACATCTAATAAAATATTTTTCATCATTAGATATTCTACCTACAGCATGGTAATATAAACCATCATCAGATAAAAGATCTGGATGTCCAGAAGGGAAAACTACAACATCTCCTGCTTTTGGCTTATAAACAAATTTTTCATTTTTATCATTTACTGTAAAAATTAATTCTCCACCTTCATATGTATCATTAAGATAAATTGTGCAGGTTACAGCAAATTTTGGTCTATCAGAATCAAACTCATACCATTGATAGTCTGTATGTGGCACCATGGCTAATGGATTATGATCTGCAGACTCTTTTGGACTTTCAAAATATTTACAATATGAAGGTCCCATTGTTGACCAATCATTTTGAACAGAAAGATTATATCTTGATAAAAAGTGATCAACACTAAACTTAAATGCATTTTCAATATTTTCTCTATGAAATTTTTCTTTAACATATCTTTCATTTTTTAATAAATCTGGATTATCAGAAATACTTGACATTGATGTCATATATGTACCAAAAAATGACCATTTTTCCCATTGTGAAAATAGATAGCTATTTTGTGGATTAGCCTCAGAATCTTTTAATATTTCAACAAAACCATGTGGATCTTTAATGAGTCCCTTATATACATGAACTTTATCAAATAAAACTTCACATGTAAAACTATCTTCATCAAACATTTTTTGTCCTATCATAAAAAATATTATTCATTTTTATTTTCTTTACTATTATGCTTTAATATTGTCCAAAAAAATGGAATAACATATCTAATACCACTAGTTATCTCTCTTACGCCATGACTATACCCTATGTCCCCTGGGAAAAAATATGCTGCTCCTGGCTTTGGCTTAAACTCAATATTATGATCTAAAAAATAAAGTTCTCCACCCTCATAGTCATCATTTAAATAAAATAAACCAGCTAGGTCATACCATGGAAAATCATTTGGCTCACCATTTTGTAGTTGTTTATCTGCATGTGGCTCTTGTTTATATCCAGGCATCCATCTTACTATAGCTGGGCTTGTAGGAACTGCGTCTACATTAAAATGATTATCAACCTCAACCTTTAATCTTTGTACAAGATTTTCAATAATAACAGATATTTTTGGATCAATAGCATCCAATATTGGTCTTGATGCAACACGATTATCCCAGTATGATGCATCATATATAACAACTCCATCATCATTATAGTGAGTTTGAGTTCTATCCCACTCTTTAATAGATCTTGCTGTTTCTAACAAAAATGATCTTTCTTCTTCAGTCATAAAGTTTTCTCTCGCCTGAATATGTTCTGATCCATTACCAAAAAATCCTGGTGGAGTTATTGACTTAAATGTAATAATTTTATTATTTGCAAATTGTTCTGTCATATATTCATTATACCATTTCTATTTTTATAAAGTATTACAACTTTATTAAAACCTTTCTATATCAAATATCAATGTACCTCTTGGCTCAGATGGCAAGACTGAGTGCTTCATTCCAGAAGGGATAAAAAGTAAATCTCCTGGCTCAAGAATATAAGTATTAGAATTTCCGTCTATATCCTTTATCATATATTCTATTGTGCCTAAATGTTGCATAGAAAAAACATGATAAGGATCATCATGAATTTCTCCAACAAAATCTCCACCTACTAAATTAATTAAAGCCTTTAGTGTAAATCTTGATGGGAATATCAATTTAAAATAATTCATCATATTTTTAATATAAATAAATTCATTATATATTGATGGATTGATATGATCGCTTGATACTATTTCTAAAAGATGATAGTGAAAATCAGTATATTTTGAAATATTTGTAACGTTTCCATTTTTATTAATTACTCTGTGATCTGGATTATTTCCTTCACTAATTTTAGATTTATTATACTGGTAGTCTAAAAGTGAAATAAAATTTCCCCAGCTTAAAAACTCTTCAAAAGCATTTTTTTGATAGTAAACCTGATTATTATTAATGCTATTAACCAAGTTATCCATTAACTTAGAGCTTTCTATTGCTTTTAATTGCCATTCTTTATTAATGTTAGTATCCATATCTTTATTATACCATTTCTACTCATAAGTCCTTTTTGTCCATATTTTATTTTTATAAATACCGCCATTTGGAACACGATACATTTTACTATTATCTATACTATTTTTAATCATATCGTCTATTTTTGGATTATTTATTTTAGATTTCCAATCTTCCCTTAAAAATGGAATCATTTGAGCATAAGGGGTTCCAGCTGGTAGAACTCCAGTCCATCCTTCTCTTACAAAAAATGGCATTGACCCAGGAAGGTTGACTTTATCATTATCAATGATTCCAGAAACTGTCATAAAGGGTAAGTCGTATCTATTAAATAATGGTGCATAAAGTACGCTATATCCTTCAGGCACTTTGATTGCCCAATCTGGAAACCAAGCAAAATGATGCCTATAATATCCATGAGGGTGCTCAAATTGTGGCATAGGCTCTCTTTGACTAACAAAGTCTTGATGAAGACTGTCGTTAATTTTACAAGCAATATTGCCATTATGATCAATAAAAAATTCTATATCGCATGGAGTTACAAGTGAGTATCCTGTAGTCATAATATCAAATATTGCTGGACATGCTTTCCAGGTTGGGACCTTGCCTTGATCCGAACCTATCGCATACTCTCCGTCTAGCATTTTAACAAATCTATCTGCTTTACGATACCAATCAGGAATTACCTTAGACATTGATATAGGACTGAAATTGTTCTCTTTATCAACCCAATATCTATTATTAATAAATTCAATAATTTTCATATAGTCCTATCAATTACCGATAATTTTAAATTTTTTACTTCGTGTGATCCTATTGACTCACCCTTTTCATTTACAGCATTTCTATAAAAATCTGTCCATTGTCCAGAACGCAGTATTTTTGCAGATGCATCTCCGTATGATCTTACAGCTTCGTCGTATTCTGGCGTATATTCAAAATTTAAAATTTCAACAGATTCATCTTTTAATGATGTTATTGAAATAGGGATTATTGTTGCTATAGGCTCCCCCGCTTTTATAGTTATTTCTTTATTTGAAGTTTTGCACTTTATTGCTAAAGGAAAATCAGTATTTAAAAAAGATGTTGATACTACAGAAGAAACAACCTCAATGTCTGGATTAAAATAATTTGGAGGTGTTATTGTAAGAATACTCATTTTTTCATCTGTTCTTAAAATAAAGCCAGTACTAAAACTAACAGTGGATTGACCCCTTCCAGTATAAGCATTCATACCTCCCTCTAAAATTGTAACATTATCTCCAGTTGTATCATTAATACCGTTCCAAATAAATTTAATATCATGTTTTGAATAAATATTCCAACCCAAAACATTTGCAGATGTAACTGGATAGCATCTATATGCATGACCTTGTGGAGTTTGATCCATCCAGTCTCTTTTGATAGACATTGGAGCAATCATAAGTGTTTCTGAATCTTTTTTATAGCACTTAATTATTGACACTATGATCCAGTTTCTTGATAAAATTCTGGTCTGTGAAACTTATCACTATAGTCAAGCATTGTGACTAGTGAATATTTTGTGCCAGAATGAACAACCTTTGCTTGATGTGGATACATGTAGTTTGATGGGAAAAGAACAACATCTCCAGCTTTTGGTATATAGTTTATTCCTTGCAGTCTAAAAAATAATTCTCCTCCTTCAAAATTATCATTTAAATATGCAACAAGAGAAACTGTACAATTATATGAAAAACCATGATCATGATGCTCCATAAAATGATTACCAGGCTCATATTTAATAAAATTAAATGCTTCCCAATATCTTAAGTTATGTATATTGTATATTTTACAATAATCATCTACCGCTAAACTTTGACGATCATAACAATCCTGCCAAATTTGTTGTAACTTTAAAGAAGCCTCTGATTTATCACTTGCGATATCTGTTTTTTTAAACTTAAAATCTACACAATCTCTATATTCTGGCATTCTTTGTTGATATCCAACATATGCTGGTTCCCAATGATATAAAGATTGATTAGACCCAAGAACTTCTTCTAGTCTTTCTATAATTTTAAGATCTTCTGTAAGAACATCATGATAGATTAAAATTCCTGGAGCTATTTCTTCACGACTACTCCATGATACTAAGTTATTTTTATCCATAGCTTCTCCTATTTTTATACAAGCTTACCTTTAAAGTATATCATAAACTATAAATCATTATCAATATTTTTAATTGGCTTTAGTTTAATTGTTTTTTGTCCTTCAAATATTTTTGTATTATTTGGACCTATACCCTTTTTATAAAACTGTGGAAAACTATAGGCCCCATTATCATTAAAATGCTTATATCTATTATTGTGATATTTAATAGAATCATTTAACATTTTTTTTGTTATTGGTTTAACAAAAACATCTGTTGATTCCAATAAATTTTTAGGATATATTGTAATAAATGCAATAGGCATATCTTTTGGAAAAAGTATCTCTTTGTTTTCTGATGTAATTTTCCAAGATATCATTAATGTTTGATAAACATAGTAATCTGTTCTCCATAAAGTAGTTAATGGTTGAGCATCTGTAAAGATATAATTTGGTGGTCCAGACAACATAATATAATGATCTTTATCTGTTTCTGCAATTACATTTAAAATAAAAGTAATTTGTCCAACACCAGTTTCATTACTTGCAATTTTAAGTCCATCATAAAATTCTCCAGAGATTATCTTTACATGCTCTCCGCTTTCTCCATCTAAACCCTCTGATTTGCCATCCCAAGTTACAATAACATCCTGCGGTAATTTAATTTCCCAGCCATGTACATTTGCACTTGATAGCGGTGTACAAATATATCCAATTTTATTGTATGTCTTATCTAGCCAATCTCTTCTTACTTTGGCTTGCTCTATTACAGGGAAATTTATATTACTATTTTCCACCCAAAATGTTATTTTTGGATTATTCTTGCTCAACATGCTTTCCCCATTTTCCTATAGGGCATTCAGCATTAAGTAATGTTGTTTTTCCTGGCATATAACATCCACACTTTTCACATTGCTTTGTGGCTTTTATAAAAAACTCACAATCCAAGCATTGTTGCATTCTCTTATCAATAATGCTCTTATCTTCTATTTTTTTATTTGGATCTAAAAGGTGCCACGGACGTGACTCTCCTAAATTTTTCTTCCACTCATCCCATTTAGACATTAAATCCCCCCATACTATATTAAACTATCAACTTTTTTAAAACTATTTCCATCCCAAATATCTCCAAGATTAACAATATCATCATCATTGACATTAATTAAAATAACATTTAAATCAAGTGCTGCCTGAAATTTTTCATCTATAAATGTTCCTTTTGCATTTATCATAAAACCAAAAATTTTATTTTCTGATAAAAATGTGTAGATATGATGATCTTCATCTATTTCTAAACAATCTTCAAAACTATCTGGAATAAATTTGCTTCCGTTCCAAAAAGATCCTATTTTAATTCCAGATGTATCTTTTGGATTTATTACTTTAGATCCATTTAATATTCCAGCCTTATACCTTAAGTCTCTTTCTTCATTTTTTTCTAAATCTAATATATCAAAAATTTCAAAAAATGAATCATCAACTTGTACTGCTAAAGCATATCTGCTTACTGACAATTTATAACCCCTTTAAATAGTTTATATTTTATTATACACTATCCTACACATCTACCGCAATCGCAGTAAAATGGTGTCATACATGCTGGTCTGCAGCTAGGGCAAAAATAAGGCGGTGCAAAGTATGGAGGGAAGAACGGTGGGAAGAATGGAGGGAAGAACGGTGGGAAGAATGGAGGGAAGAACGGTGGGAAGAATGGAGGGAAGAACGGTGGAAAGAACGGTGGAAAGAATGGAGAAAGTGTTGTAATGCTTGAGCTATTATTAGAATTTTCTGATGTTCCGTTAGCATTTGTAGCTGTTGCATAATATGTTTGAGAGGTGCCAGCTGTATCATTAATCACTGCCGATGTTGCACTTGAAGAAAGGTCACCAGATATAGTACCATCACTACCAAATACATTTTGTCTTGTCAATGCCTTTCCACCAGTTGCACCAATTGTCCAGTTGATAGTATTTGCATTAACTCCAGCTGTTGCTGTTAATAATTGTGGAGCTTGTGGAACTGTTGTAGCTGTTACAGAAGATGATGTTGTACCACTAGATGAACCACTGGCATTTTTTGCCTTAACAGTAAATGTATAGGATGTGCCTGATGCTAATCCTTGAAACGTATAAGATGTTGATGATGATCCAGTATTGTGTGTGTATGTGGAAGGAGTTGTTGAAATTTCATACGATGTTGCTGCTGGGGATGTTCCTGGCAGTGTCCAAGAAAGAGAAACAGAGCCTCCTGTACCTGCTGCAGAGGCTGCAGAAGTTGTATTTGCTGTTGCCAAATATGGTCTAGCAGTACCAACATCTGTTGCTGTTAAACTTGTTACATTATCTGGCTGCAAAAAATTATCCTGAGCTGAAGACTTAATACCTCTTTTTTTGCTTGTTGCCATTTTTTATCCCCTTTATATTATTATGCTGATAGATCGCCCATTACGACCCAAGTATTTTCTGCTCTCTTAAAAAGAGTTGCAGATGACCACTGAGCACGTAGCTTTAATCCTGGTGTAGCATTTACTGTAACTCCAGTATCTCCTGCTATTGTTACCTGTCCAGTTGATGTTTGAAGGACATCAATTGATGTACCAACTGGATAAGCTACTGCTGAGTTTGTTGGAATTGTAATTGTTGTTCCAGATGCTGAAGAAACCTCTATTAGTGAATCTCTTTCAGTTAATGCAGAAAGTGTATAAGAAGCTGTCTTTTGAATAATTGGTGTGCGTGATGCTACACCTTCTTTTGTCTGTGTACCGTCTGAAAAAACTACACCAGATGAAGGGGTAACGGTTGTTGCTTCAAGTGCTGCTACCTGAAGAGCATCCAATGATCCCTGTGTAAAATCTACTGTTGTTGAAGGCTCTGTTGTAACACCCTTAAATAGCTTCCACTTATCTGCAGAAACATCTCTTACGATACCTGAGTGCTTAGCTGCTCCATCATTGTAAGCAACTACAAGACCTAGATCTACTGTATTTCCCGCATTTTGATGTGCTAACTGTACAAGATTGTCTTCAATTGTAATTGAAGTTGCGCTTGCTGAAAAGTTAGTTCCGTTTACAGTAAAGTCTCCGCTTACAATTAAAGCACCGTCTAACGTTGTTGATACTGCGTCTGTTTTAACAAGTTTTGAAGTATCGGTAATACCATGAACATTTGTAGTATCTGAACTATGTGTTGATACTGCAGATGTAGCAAAACTTTCTGCTGCAGATTGTGCTGCGGAAACATCAGAATCTGTTGCAAGAACTGATGTGTCTGCAATTCCATGAACAGAGGTTGTGTCTGAATTATGTGTTGATACTGCAGAGTCTGCATAAGTTTGTGCATCTGATGCTTTTCCATCTGCATAAGTTTTAGTTGCAAGTTCTGCTGTGTCTGCAATACCATGTACAGATGTTGTATCTGAGCTATGTGTGCTAACTGCACTATCAGCATATGTTTTAGTAGCTAATTCTGTTGTATCTGCAATTCCGTGTACAGAAGTTGTATCGCTTGAATGTGATGACAAATCTGAAAGTGTTGCCAACTGAGAAGTATCTGCAATTCCGTGTACATTTAGTTGATCCGCTTCATGTCCTGAAACGGCACCATCTACATATGTTTTTGTTGCTAATTCTGCAGTATCGGTAATGCCATGAATATTTGTAGTATCTGATGCATGTGAATTTAAATCAGAGGTTGATGCTTTTGAATCAATCTGTGTTTGAATTGCAGATGTTACTCCATCAAGATATCCAATTTCAGTATTAGATACAGATCCAACTGTTAAAGTTGATGCTGTTACACTATTTGCAGTTAATCCTGCAACTTCAAGATCATCAAGAGATCCCTGAGTAAAGTCAACAGTTGTTGTTGGTTCTGTTGTAACACCTTTAAATATTTTCCATTTATTAGCAGAAACATCTCTTACAACGCCTGAATGCTTTGCTGCTCCATCGTTATAAGCAACGACTAATCCTAAGTCTACAGTATTTGCTGAGTTCTGATGTGCTAGTTGCACAAGGTTATCTTCAATTACAATAGATGTTGCAGAAGCAGCAAAATCTTGTCCATTTACTGTAAGGCTACCATCAATAACAGTATCACCAGTTACATCTAATGTTCCTAAGATAATAGCATTTCCATCTACATTGAGATCTTGTGTTCCAAGAGTATCTGTTACTGAAAAATCAGTAACTGTTCCGTCTGTAAAGTTGAGTGTGCCAACTATTGTTGCTCCACCAGTTGTTACAACTGTATTATCAATATCAAATTGCTCTGTTCCAGCATTCCAGTCAAGTCCAACACCTGCAGCTGCTGCTGAATCAAAAGCTGCATTATTAATTGCTGTATCAACATATGTTTCTGTTGCAAGGCTTGCTAAAAAGTTAGGATCATCTCCTAAAGCTGCTGCTAATTCATTAAGTGTATTAAGAGCGGCAGGTGCTCCATCAATAATGCTATTGAGAGCTGTAGTAATAGAGTCAGCATCTGTAAAGTATGTGAGGTCTACCCAGTGATTAACTCCATCTCCAACTTTAAATTTATTAGTGTCTGACTCAAAGCCAATTTCACCAGCTGCAAGAATAGGTCCATTACCTGAGTTTGTAGAGATCCATTGTGCAGCAGTACCTCTACGCTGTTGCATTCTTGTTGCCATTTTATATTCCTCCAGTGGTTCTATAGTATTATATCAGATAATTAGTTAAAATTATCTATTGGTGTCCCGCCATCAAAAGTCTGGTCCCAGACAGTTGTATTGTATGATCCGCCATCAATTTGTGCTGAAAATACAGCATCATAAAATCCAGCATCTTGAAAGACTGTGACAATAAGCCCAGTTCCATCAATTGCTGTATCATGAATGTGCTGTCTTAGATTTGCGGTATCATCAAAAGTAGCAATCATAATCCATTCGCCAGCATCTGTAGAATATACAGATAGGTGACGAGTGGTTGTATCAAAATAAAATTGTCCATCTACAGGATTAGCTGGAGCTGTAGTCTCTGTTGGTACTATTACTGTACCAGTACGGCTATCTACGTATTCTTTTGTTGCTGCATGAGCATTTTCTGTAGGTGTTCCTACTTCAACTGCCCCGCCAAAAGAGCCACCAAGAGCAACGACTAAGCCATTCTTTACTTTAAAGTTTTTATCTGTCGTTGCCACTTGGTTTCTCCTTTATTTTAATTAAGCTAGTAGTGTTCCTACAACAGTAACTGTTGAGCTATTGTTGATAGTTGTTACACGTAGTCTTACATCTGTACCGCTGATATCTGCAGAGACTGTCATTGCAGATCCATTAGTGCCAACCATTGCATATTCTGTAATAGCAATGTTGTCTGATGTATCAAGTGTCAAGAGAACTTCTGATACATCTGTGTGTGTTCCATAAGCAGTCTTAACTAAGAACTTTGCAGTTCTATAGTCAGCCTTAGCCCATGAATATGCTGTAACTGCTGAAGCTGTTGCAACCTCTACAGTTGCTGCAATCTGCTTAGCAAGTGAATCAATTTCAACTGCTGTGAAGTTTGGAACAACTGCCTCAAGTGCGTCTACTGCTCTTTGATCTGTGAAGTATAGGTTTGTTGTACCCTCTACAAGGTCATCAGTATCAGAATCTGCAACACCATTTTCTGCAACAAAATTGTATCTATTGTTTAGAGTATCAAATGTTACAGAAATATTTGTTTGTGTTCCAGTTGTTAATGGCGTAACCATTGCATCTTGTGCACGAGCAGTAGTGAAATATTGGTTTGTTGAACCCTCTGAAACATCATCAGTATCAAGAGTTACAGATGAACCAAGAGCAGTTGCAGATCCATTGATTGTAATTGAATCATTTACAAGAGACACATTTGCAATATTTGAAAGTGTATTGCTAGATCCATCAATTGTCTTGTTTGTTAGAGTCTGAGAGTCAGAAGTTCCAACAATGTTTCCAGTTACACCATGAACACCAGTTGTGGCATTTTGATGTGTGGTAAGATCACCAGCAACATCAGATACTTCTGTGTCTACATAATACTTTGTAGCAGCATCTTGGTTAGATGATGGCTCTTGCAAGTTAGCAATTGTATATGTATTTGCTGCATCAATATTTGCACTGAGAACAGTTCCTGAACCAAGTGTCTTATTTGTAAGTGTTTGTGTATCAGATGTACCGACCACATCTCCAGAAACTCCGTGTGCTGAGTTGCTGTTAGTATGTGCATCTAAGTTATCTTGAACAAGTCCTGCTTCATATGCAGCATCTCCAGCAGCATCGTACCAGGTATCAACTGTTGTACGATCTACGGAAACCTCAAGGCCATCTACTGTAATACCAGTTCCTGCTGTAACAGTACCAGCACCAGAGAACTGTGTCCAGTTTTGTCCTGTAAAGTCAGTTAGATAGTGGCTTGACTGTACCCAAGAAGATCCACCATACTGTGTACCTTCCATAACATAAACTGCTGCACCAATAAGTTCTTGATATGTGTCAGCATCATCTGCACGAGTAAGTGTCCAAGAACCACCTGTGCTGTTATAAACATAAATACCATCAGTTGATGTTCCACCAGCCAAAAGGAGTCTGTATCCGCTATCAGCATCTCCTAGTACAGGGTGTCCATCAACAGCAAGTTGTGTTGCTCCAGAACCAGAAAGAACTGGAATTGCAGCATCATAAAGAAGATGTACTGCATTCTTCCAGTCAAGGCCAGAAACTGCATTATCTACATATGATTGACTTGCAATCTTGTTACCTTCTGAAGCAGAAGTTAAATATGCATATCCATCTGGATTAAGAACAATATCGCCATTTGCTGTAGATAGTGTCAAATCATTATTTGCATTAATATATAAATTATTTCCATCAACATCAATTGTGCTATTGTTTGAACCATCATTAAATGTAAGAGTATCACCAATTGTTTTATTTGTTAATGTCTGTGTGTCAGATGTTCCAACAACATCACCATTAACACCATGAACTCCTGTTGTTAGGTCTGAGTGATCAGAAACTGCTGTAGAAACATCTGAATCTGTTGCAACAACAGAACCATCAATTTCAATTGCACCAGTTCCATCAAATTGAAGACCAGTTCCTAGATGTGCAGAAAAGACACCAGTACCTGAGTTATAGTTAATACCATCTCCATCAGATACTGCATCACGAGCACGAGTATCTGTAAAATACTTGTTTGTAGCACCTTCTTCAATGTCATCTGTATCAAGTGCGTTAATTGCATTTGTTGCAAATGTTTCTGCATCTGATTGTGCCTGGTCTGCATATGCTTCTGTTGCATATCCTGAAAGATCTGCAGACTTAAGATATCCATATCCATCAATTGTTGTATCAAGTGATGCTGTTGGTGTGTAATCTTCTAGTGCTGTATCTGTATAATCATTAGCATTTGCTTCAGCAGTAGAAGCTGCACCATATGCATCAAATACTCCAGACTTAACAGAAAGTTCTCCAGCACCGTCTACTTCTAGCTGTGTAGACTCTACAGATTTTACAAGTGTTTCTCCACCAATGATATCAATAATATGTTGATCATCTGTAGGATTTTTTGTAAGAATGTCATAACCATT